AAACCTGAACCTAAACCTAAAAAAGCGAAAGCTGTAAAAGAAGTAAATGAAGCGTGAAGAAGTAATTTATTTCGTAGAGACTCTGCTTAGAAAGAGATTTCACGATAATCTCGAGAAGCAAAAGATCGAAGACGACACTGACCGTAAAATTAATTTTGCGTGCCCAATCTGTGGAGACTCTGAGAAAAAATCTTCAAAGAAACGTGGTAATCTTTACTTAGACACTGGCGCATACAAATGTTTTAACGATGGTTGTATGGCGTACATGACTCTTGGCGAATTTGTTGCAAAGATGAGTCGCGAACACGGCATTATGTTGCCAAGTTTCGTGATGGATATTGAGTACAAACCAACCAAGGTAAAACGTGACGACAATCAATTAATTAGATTCTTAACATCAGATACTGGTGAACTAGTTAAAATTACTGATATTATAAACCGGTTTGGATTAAAGAGGCTAGACCAATTAGAAGGTCCATCCAGAGCACTCGACTATCTTAAGGGCCGAGATCTTAACCTAATTGAAGACTTTGGTGATTGTCTCTATACTGACTCGTCAGATAGTCGAGTCTACATCTTTAATTTTGATAAGCGGTCTGGTCGTGTGCTAGGTTTCTCAATGCGTAGTCTCAATCCAAATGCTGAACGTAAGTACATCATTAAATCGTATACTGATCTCGCGAACGTGTTTGTTCAAAAGAATATCTCAAAGCAATTGGTTGAGGATGCAAACTTCTTAAATAACTATTTTAATATCTTAAATATTGACTTCTCAAAGCCGATCCTAATGGCAGAAGGTCAATTTGACTCTCTATTATTGGAAAATTGTATTGCAACATCAGGCGTTAGTAAAGCCAGAAGCATCATGTCAAATCTTGGAGCAAAGAGCGGAGTCCGAATCATATTCGATAGGGACAAGGCCGGTCGTACTCAGATGATGCAGTTTATTAAGCAAGGCTACTCAATATTTCTCTGGAATAAAGCACTAAGCGAAATTAAATCAATGTGCGAGAGCGCATCGGAATACATCAGTCTATCACATGTGAAAGATATTAATGATCTATTCTCATTTATCCGAAAAAAGAAACCGGATTATACTCTTGAAAAATTTAACTCTTGGATCAATGGTAATTTTAGTGAGACTGTCTATGATCTAGTCTACCTATAAATAACCTTATGAAACCTAAAGAGCAAAAGAGCATCAAGACCTTCTTAAAACCTAGAGCGGGTGCAATCCGTCAAGGTTATTTTAAGCCAGCCAATCCAGATAAGTACATCGGCGATCCAAATCAAATCATTTTTAGATCAAGTTGGGAATTCAAATTCCTAAAGTGGTGCGACTCCAGCCCAACGATCATAGCCTATTCATCTGAACCGGTCGGGATCCTGTACTACAGTCCATTAGATAAAAGAGGCCACACCTATTATGTTGATTTTTATATTGTTACCAAGGACAATGACGGAAATGAGCAAAAATGGCTTATTGAGGTAAAACCCAACAAATACGTTAAGCCACCCACCGCGCCTGACCGTATGACCAATAAGCAAACTGCGAATTATGTTTACGCAGCAAAGCAATACATTGTGAATCAGGCTAAATTTGAAGCGGCCAAGGACTTTGCAGCACAGAGAGGTCTCAAATTTGGAATAATAACCGAAAACTTTCTGTTCAAATCGATATAAAAGAAGATAATGGCAATTAAACTCCTAGAAGACTATATAGAAACTGGCATAGTCAAAGATTTCCAGTCCCCTGCTCCAAATTACAGATTTGACGCAGAAGGAATTCCCTATAATTTTAGGGCCCTTGCGCCAGGTCACATTTACACCTTTGTTTCACTAAGAGAGCGCGGATCAGATAACCTACCAAGCCTAGACGAATATCAAACAAATCCAACTCTGGGTAAAAAGCCGTATTTTGATAACCGGCCCATCTTTTTATCACTTGGACAAGAAGGCCCAATGGAGATTGGCCTAAATTTAAAAATGATGCCCGATCAACTTAGAAAAAATTTCATTCGAGTATATCTAAAGAACACCGTGCTGCCAGTTATTAAAAACTTAACTGATGACAAGGGAAACTTGACCGAAATTACCGAAAGATTAAGATCTCCAGAAATTAAAAAATTATTGCAAATGGATCGACGTTACGTTAGATTAGCTGATTCGTTATCAAGCTTTAATTTTGAGTTCCTGGTTGATAAATATAACAGAGAAGAGATGAGGTTCTTAAAAATAATTGACTGGCCGGACTTTCCAAAACTTGGTGAATCCAATTACGTTCAGGATAAGACAATTGTTTCAAAGACACCAATTTCATACTTTTTAACAAAATTTACATAACATATAAATGGCAGGATTCTTAGACAGCAACCCATTAAGATCGTTAAGATCTAGACTCACTGAATTGAGCAAATTTGGGCAGAAATATGACGATTTACTCGTTAAAAACTCACAAGCAATTGGTTTTATTGAAGGTCAAATGCAGCAGGCCGGATCAGGTCTGGGTAACGATTTAATGAAAGCGACGCTAGCCTTATCTGATACAACATCGGCTCTAAGGACCAAAGCAATAGCATTCTTTCAAATGGATTACGTGTCTAAACGAGAAAGACTTCGTGATATTGCCTCAAATGGAGAAATTGAATTTGTGTTAGAGACCATTACTGATGACAGTATTGTATTTGATAATGACAATCGTTTCTGTTATGCAAACGATCTAGTTGGAGAAATTCAGTACATGGGTCAAAACAAAAAGCAACGTCTTGAATTTCAAGAAAAGGTTCTTAACAAATATCAAGATACTTTTCAAAATATCTACAGTAAATGGGGTTTTGATCAGGGGATTTCAGCATGGCAATACTTCTACCAATGGTTAATTGAAGGCCACTTGGCATTTGAGATAATTTACGATGACTTATTAAGACCAACTCAAATTATCGGCTTTAAAGAATTAGATCCAGCTACTCTCTATCCAGAGATGAAGAAGGATGCTGGCGGTTCGTTAATTCTACAGTGGCAACAGAAAGATCCAATTTCTAAATCAACTAGAACTTTATCTGATTCCCAAATCATCTATATTTCATACTCAAATCACATGAGAACCAAACGAGTTAGTTTCGTTGAGAGACTTGTTCGTTCGTTTAACATGTTGAGAATTATTGAGCACTCTAAAGTTATTTGGCACACAATGCACGCGCCAATTCGCCTTGTTACAACTGTTCCAATTGGAACCAAGTCAATGCAAAAGGCAAAAGAAGACGTTAGAGAATTCACAAATACGCTTAAGGAAGATATTTCATTTGATGGAGACTCTGGCGAATTAAAAGTAGACGGTAAGCCAAATATCCTATTCTATAAGAATTATGTTGTTCCAGTAAATGATCAACAGCAACAAGTTAAGATTGAGCCATTGGAATACACTGGACCAAACTTAGCAGGTTCAGAACTATTAAAATACTTCCACGAGAAGTTAAAAATGGACTCTAAAATTCCTGGAACCAGATTTGGTGAAGGCGGCGGAGCATTTACTTTAAACGCTGAAGGTATTTCAAGAGAAGAGATCAGATATAATAAATTCATTCAACGTTTACGTTCAGCATTCAAAGAATTGATCACAAAACCTCTTTATTTGCAAATGTGTTTAGACATGAAAGAGCTGCAGAACGATCCTAAATTCGCAAATGCAGTTGGTCTTAACTGGTACGATGATAACGTATTTGAAGAGCTTAAAGAGCAAGATCTTATCAACAAACGTCTTGCGACAGTTAATGCACTTAAAGCAGTGGTTGATGATGAGAATAAACCTTACTTCTCAACTGAATTCTTGATTCGCGAGTACTTAAAAATGAGTGATGAGGATATCCAGAAGAACAAAGACTATCAGTCAGTTCAGATGGGAGAAGCTGAAGAGGCTAAAGGTGGAGCCGGTGGAGCCGGTGCTCCAGGTGGAGGCGGCGGAGCCGCTGCTCCAGGTGCAGAAGGAGCTGAAGGCGGCGGAGAATTTAAGACAGAATTGGGAGCCAAAGGCCAACTTTAATAGTATAAGACTCTAAAAACATATTGCATGAAGTCAACAATCTTTACGATTGACGCCTACTTATCAAATCAAGAACGCGCTGATGTTTGCGAAAATTTAATTCAGCAAATTCGTAAGCTCTATCCAACACATAAGATCCTACTTATAAACAAGTACAATAGTGCTTGGGGTCTTGACTCAAAGGTTGATCATTATTACTACTACGGCGAAGGATTCATGGTTGGATATCCACCAAAACACATTTTAGAATCCGGTAAATATGAGATGCCTTACACTTATGTCAAGACTCATCATGGCACCTTTGAAAACTGGTTTCCGCTAGTCAATGTAACAGATCACGTAGCCGGTATATTTAATAGTTTCATTATCTCAGCTAAAATTGCTCAAATGTTAGGTTTTGACAAAATCATCAAAATCGAATACGACACAATTTTTGACGAGACTGAGTTCTTGAATCTACAGTCAGACATTGACTCATTTAAAGACTATCTCTTCTATGGAACTCGTAAGGAAGGTCAATGGGCTCAGCCTCATCAATACTTGGTTGACGTTCATATTATAGGCTACTCAGCAAAGCTGTTTGATTCCTATGATCTTGTTAAAAACGATGATGACTACTGGGCGCTATGTGAACGTATCAATTACTATGGAAAATGGATTGAGTACATTATACCTGCCGTAGTCGAAGAACGTAATCGATCTACTCAGGTAATCGGCACTGCCATTCCAGGTAAATTTAATACTCTATTTAATCATACGCAGTTTGACGTAATCAATTCTCCTAGTGAGTGGTCTAACGTTTGGAAGCATGTTCCTAAACTATGCAAAGCAGCGAACTCGGCTGGCCCAATTGAAAATTTGCTATTGATATTCTATTGGAACAATAATGAGACTGGCGTAATTTCGACAAAGTGTGTGGTGCAAGACCCAGCAACGGATGAAATTATTTACGAAAAAGAAATTGATCTAGTTGCAAAGGCTAATTGGCTATTCGATTCTTTAAAATTAGCTAGACCAGTTAAGGTTACCACATGGACCAAAACTGGTGACGAAACTGTTACTCAAACGCAAGTAATAGATCCAAGAGACTTACCAAATCTCTCACCTAGATTTTTATTCAATGACTAAACTATACATAATCTCTCACCGTGGTAATCTAAGAGGCCGCCTTCCAGAAAGAGAAAATACTCTAGACTATATTGACGAAGCAATCGCAGAAGGTTTCGACGTTGAAATAGATCTATGGTTTCATGAAGACAAATTCTTTTTAGGACACGATGGCCCTGAAACAGAAGTTCAGATGCAACAATTGATTGATAGATCCTTTAATTTATGGGTTCACGCAAAAAATCTAGATGTCGTAACTTATCTGCTTCAAACTGAACTTCATTGGTTCTGGCATGATAAGGACACCATGACTCTAACTAGCGAAGGAATTCCATGGGCTCAACCTGGTCAATTTGTACCAAATGGAATAACCGTTGAGTTTGAAATCATAAATATTCCATCATACGCACTAGGAGTATGCACAGATAACCCAATCGACTACAAAAAATGTTATACACATGAAGATTAATATCCTAATTCCAATGGCTGGTCTCGGTACCAGATTTAAAAATGAAGGCTTTGACCTACCGAAACCTCTAATTGAAGTCAATGGTAAGACCCTAATTGAACATTCAGTTAGCACACTAGGCAT